GCGGTGCTAGGGAGTGCAGCCGTTGAACGAACACATATTAATAGTCGTTTGCGTACTGGTAACAGTTCAAACTATAATCGCTTTAATAGTGATTCTAAATTTATGTAAGGCCATGAAACATGAGCGAAGAACTGATCGGCAGCATCCAGAAGAAAGTAGACCAGCACGACAGGGAGATCATCGAGATACGCAGTTTCTCCCGTGACATGATTGAAAGTCAAAAGTCATCGACGAAGGCTATTCAGGATTTAGTTGTTACCCTTCAGCAGTATATGGTAAAGCATGACCACGTTGCAGCTCAGTCTAGCGAGCTATCAAAAGACGTCAGAGCTTTACGCGAGCAAGCCGCAGCAAACCAGCCGATGATTGACAGCATCAGAAACTTCGGCGGAAAGATTAGCTGGCTGCTGGTTTCAACTTTACTCAGTCCGGCAGCTATTGCAGCTTTGTTCGCCTTCGGGGGTAAGTAATGGCTACACTCGGCACAAACTCTTACACTACAGCAGCAGCTTATGAAGCCTACGCAGCAGAGCGCGGGATTGTTGTATCAAATGCAACGCTTGACCAAGATTTGATCCTATCTGCTGACTTCATTGATACCTACTACAACTTCAAAGGCCAAGAGCTAGACGCAGCGCAGGCAATGAGCTTGCCGACTGATGTTGTTGCCATTGCTGATATTAGCAAGGCAGCATTAAAAGCTGTTGAGCTACAACAGGCAGGAAGATTGTCACTTGATGCAACTGTGCTTGCTGGCGGATTAATTGCAGCAGAATCCAAATCGCTCGATGGCGTTGGTTCAAAGTCGGTTAGTTACGAATCCGGCTCGCAGGTAACATACAAGGCGCGAGTGCCAGAGCTTGACAGATTGCTAATGCCGTTTGTGAGAGGCAATTCAGGATTGCAAAGGGGCTGACATGGCGAATTCAAAGCTAACTTTTAGAGTGAAAGTAAAGTGGTGGATGAAGCTGCTTTATCCGGTTTGGCTTGTTCAGGTTTATCTATTAAACCAAGCGCCATACATCCCTAAGTCTTGCATTGAACTTGTTAAGGTTGATTAATGGCTACCACAAAGCAGGAATTCAAAGACCTAGCAAGCGAGCTTATCGACTCTGAGTTTGCCGACTTTCGGCAGGCTTTAGTCATTACGAGCGGCGGGACTTATAATCCGGTTACTGAAGCGTACACAGGCGCAACGCAACGCACCTATCAAGCGATCAAGTTTGGCGTTGACCTAATTGACTGGCAAGGCACAGACGCGCAGCAGAGCGACACTGGAGCGGTTTATACTCGCATTGATACATTCGTACCAAGCGTGGGTGATTATTGCAGCTTGGGCGGCGTGGCTATGTCAATCATTGCGATTAAGCTAGATGCTGCTGACGCGACCGTTAGACTTGTGTTGAGGGTGCGCTAATGACTGCATACGCTGAAGGTTTTTCAATCAGAGTAGAGCTAACAGAGTTTGCATCTGATGAGATACGCAAGCTCGGCATGTTGGCAGATCAAGCCATTGTTGCGGCTACCCCATTTAAAGATGGTCAAGCTAAGGCGAATTGGCTGATGAGCATCAACGAGCCTGAAACGCGCATCAATGAAAACACATCGACTTTCAACGCATCCGGCAGTTACTCCATTGATTTAGCTCGCACAGTAACGGAAAGCTATCCTTCAGATTCTTTGCCTGTTTTATGGATAGTTAACAACCTTCCGTATATTCAGCGATTAAACGAAGGCTGGTCTGCTCAGGCTGGAAGTAAATACGTAGAAAAAGCAATTGCACAGGCGGTAAGCTATGGCAGATAAAAGATTTAGCGAAGCGGTAAAAAGTATTACTGCACAGATTGCAGGCGCTCCGCCTTCAGGTGTTTCAATTTACTATCCAAATCAATCAGGGTGGCAACAGCCAGCCAATGCACCTTGGGCGCGGATTAATGTTATCAATACCGCATCGAATAACGTTGCAGTTGGTGGCGGCTCTGCATGGGTTCGCCGCAACGGATTGCTAGTAGTTGACGTGTTCACTCCGAAAGGCTCAGGAGTTAACGGCAATCTTACGCTGTGCGAGGCTTTCATTGCGCTGCTAGAAAATACCGAGTTTGGCAATGTAAAGACATTCGAGGCCAATACTGCTAAAATTGAAGATGATCCATGGCTGGGTTATCAAGTAACTATTAATTTTTATTGTGAGGGGTTCTAAACATGCCAACAACTGTAGCTGACCGTCAAATTGTTGGCGGTGATTGGAAATTCTACCTTAGCGAACAAACAGCTAAGGGCGCAATTAACTCAAGTCCAGTTTTCACTCCGGTACGGCGTGTTAGCGGTCGGTTCAAAAAGTCGATTAGCTACACACAAAGCGCCGAAGTATCACTAGACTTTAACGCTGCAAAGCAAATTCAAGACGCAAAAGAGCTAATGGCAGAGATTGCCACTGAAGCAACAAAGCAAACCATCAGTCTGTTACTGTCAACTATTCACGGCACAGAGTCGGCAGTTACAGTTACAGGGACAGGCATTGCTGCAACAGCTTCAGGCTTTACTGACTCTGCAAATGGTTTCACTAACTTGTCAGTCGGTGATTTTATTTTCGTCACTGGCTTTGCTAACGCGCTAAACAATCGCACTTACCGCATCAGTGCAAAAGCCAACAACGGCACTATCAGCACTTATCCGGCGCCAGCAGCTACAGCAGTTGCAGGGCCGTCGATTACTATTGCAACACGCAAAACATACAACGCAAACACTCCAACTTACTACGCAGGCCAAAACCGAGTTATTGATGATGCTGCTGTGGGCGATGTTAACTATGACACGCCTTATGATGGCTTGATCAACCAACAAACGTTAGAAGTTGGCGAGACAGGCGTTATTACTTCAACCGGCTCAATGATGTTTGAGAAAGACTCAGCAGCATCTACAGCAATCAGCGGCCAAACTGACGGCGCGCAACTGACTGACGACCCGTTATCAGCAGTGCAAAACGTTGCCAACTGGTATTTTAACGACTTAACTGCCTTATGCGTGCTGAAGTCTGCAAATATCACTGTTAACAACAACTATCAAACAGACCAAGCAGCAGGTTGCACGCCTCGCATGAGTCGCGGCCAGTTTGAAGTAACAATGGACGGCGCTTCGCGCTCGACTATTGCTAACTCAATGGCTGTGCGCAGTCTGTACTACGCAGGGACTCGCGTTGCTTTCGGTGTTGAGTTTGACCATGGCGGCGGTCACAAAACTGTTGTTCATCTTCCGCAAGTTGTTTTAACCGAGTGGGATATGGAAGACGGTCAGAATGCAATCAGCGCTGACACCTTTAGTGCGGCGGCTGAAAAGTCTGCGGCGCTAGGTTATACGATTGCAGTTTTCCGCAACTGGTCTTAATGGTCAGTTAAGTATAAACTAGGCTCTTCGGAGCCTTTTTTATTGCAGGAACAAAATGAAACTATCAGAAGTCAGAGAGTCAAAAGAGTTGCAGCAAGGCGGTGCGCCAATCGCTGTTGGTGATGCTGTTTTCTATGTGCGCAGGCTTGGCACGAAAGAAAGCCAAGAATCACTGAAGAATATCCGGCAGCAATTGTACGGGCCATTTCATAAGATGTCAGAAGTCGATAATAATCGGCTTTACGGTCATTGGCTCACTGAGTACGGCGTTACCGGTTGGCATGGATTAGAAGACCAAGACGGCGCACTTGAATACTCGAAAGAAGCAGCAAGGAACATATTCACCAATCCAGAATATTTTCTATCACTCAATGACATTTTAGTCAGTGCGGCTCTACGCTTTGAAAACTATCTGCACGATGAAGCGCAGGCAGACGGAGATAAGCTCGAAAAAAAGTAGCAGCCGACTTTAACGGTCGGGACTTGCAAGCGGATTATAAAGCGGCTTTACAGATGGACAAATACGGCGGCACAAATCACGCTGCTGAAGTGCTAAAAGAGCTTGAATCGGTTGAGCTAGACGAAAGGCAGTTTGCTTTGCTTTGCGCTTTCTACGAAGCGCGCAGAGAAGCCGAGCCAGATAGGCGCGCATCATTAGCGACATTAGAGCAAGTCACTGCTAGAATAGAGTATGAGCAAGATTTAGCGATTGCAGTTTTAAAGAGATTGGATGATCACTTGATGAAACTAATCAACGACAAGCGGCAAAAAGACATTGACGCGATTAAGCGAAAAGGTGCGCGATGACAGATAAAGTGATTAAGGTCAAGATTGACGCAGGCGACAGCAAAGCGCAGATTGACAGCTTAGATAAGTCAATGGTGCAGCTTGGCACTGCGGCTGACAAGACAACCGCCGAAATTGGACAACTTAACCAGGTTAACACGCAGACAACCAAAACGGCTCAAGCTGTTAGTCAGGCGCTTGGCACTAACTCAAATGCGCTTGGTGACATTGGCAGAAAAGCGGGCATGGCAGGTATGCAAATCCAACAATTTGTTGGACAAGTTACCGCAGGCACATCGCCATTGGTTGCTCTTTCTCAGCAAGCATCAGACTTAGGCTTTGTGCTTGGCTTTCCGTTGCTTGGTGCTGTTGTTGGTATAGCTGCGGCTGTTGGCGGTCCATTAATCAGCAGCTTCATCAATGCCGGAGAATCATCAGACGACCTGAAAAAGAAACTTGATGATCTACAAAAGTCACTGCAAGACTTAGATGCAGAAAGCAAAAAGGCTTTCACTCAGGTTGAGTTAGGAAAGCTATCAACCGAATACGAAAAACAACAGGACAAAGTTACCAAACTGCGGTTAGAGTCTGAAAAGCTAACCAAGGAATTGCTAGAATCTTCCGGCCCTGCGCAAGACAGATTGGCAGTTAGACTCAATGCAGTTGGTGCTGAGCTGTTGAAAGCTCAAGCTGAAATGAAGTCTTACGCCGACCAAATGAACAACACAAGCAAGGTGATTAACGAATCACTTGTTGACGGCCAAAACGATGCAGTTGATAAAACAGCATCACTCACTCAACAACTTGAATTGCAGCGCATAGAGCTAACGCAAGGTGAGCTTGCAGCTAGATTATTGGCGGCAGCATTCAGCACGCAGGCAGATTCAGTTGATGAATTAGATCCAAAGATTAAGCAGCTAATCACTGACAACTACAACCTTGAGCAGCAGCAAAAAGCAACTTCGCTATCATCGGCAGAGCTTACAAAAGAAATTACCGAGCAAGCCAACGCCGACCTGAAAGAGATTGAAGCAGAGAAGCGCAGAGCAGAAAGAGCCAAGCGCGATCAAGAAAGAATCGACCAACGCATTGCTAACATCAGGCTTGAAACTCAGACTTTAGCTAGTGAAGCGGTGCTGCAACAAAGCGTGCGCGATGGATTGTTTTCGCAAGAAGAAGCGAGCCTTGCCGCTCAGACTTCAGCGCGACTATTGGCAGCGTCAAGCGAGTATCAGCAGCTGATGGAAATGGACAACATCAACAAAGAGCAAAAGCTGCAAGCTGAAATTGCTTTTCAAGATCAAATCGCTGCCATCAACCAGCAATACGACGAAGCAAAACTGCAAATGAAGCAGCAGATGTGGAGTCGAGAGCTAAACGCGCAACAGTCAGCGGCTAATGCAGGGATTCAGTTGGTTGCGGCTTTTGGCTCTAAGTCATTTCAGGCGCAGAAAAATGCTGCCATTGCAACGTCACTTGTAAACATAGCAGGCGGCGTAGCTCAAGCGCTTAACAATCCATATCCGGCAAACTTAGGTTTCGCTGCTCAGGTTGCGGCAGAAGGTGCGGCTTTAATTAGCACAATAAAATCAACCAACATCAGCGGCGGCGGTTCATCGGCTTCAATCTCAAGCGCAAGCGCAACACTGCCAACAACTCCGCAAGCAGCACCGACAGTCGGAGCTTTTGAGATAACTGGCTTGGCTGGATTGCAAGAGCAGTTAGACAGATTAGACAACAACGAAGTTTTACCGGTATCATTTACCAAGCGATTAGTTGCAAGCCTAGAATCAGTGCAGCGCTTACAAGGAGCATAACGTGGACATTTTCTTATCGCCCGAAAGCGTTGTTGCCGGCGGCTCAAATACTAAAGCAACATTTATCCTTTACCAAAACGCCATGCAAGGCGCTACGGTTGTCACTGGCGGAGATGTTGGCAGGTTATACGATTGGATGACTAACATCTTTTATAGCCAACCTGCTGGCACAAACACTGTTGAACTGTCATTCACTTCGCAGCCTGTTAACTGTGTCGGGCTTGCAGGCGTTAACTGGCTATCCGGTGGCGTTGAATGCGATTTCTACACGTGGAATGGCTCCGCTTATGTGCTGCAATGCAATCTCACAGCAGACGAAGACCACAAGCCAGTTATGCGCGTATTCACTCAGGTTGAAACGACAAAGGTTAGGTTTGTCTTTACGTCAACGGCTACGCTGTATGTTGGTGAGGCCGCTTTCGGTGAAGCACTGCAAATGCCGTCTTTGCCTTCGGTTGGGTTACAGCCCGGGGAATGGTCAGACGATGATGAAGTGACCGCATCAACTACGCAGAGCTTGAACTTAGGCGCGTCAACCATTGAGCGCAAAGGCTCGACTCAGGTTATGCAGTTTAACTATATTACTTCTGATTTTATGGATGGTCAGTTCAAACAATTCCGCAAGATTGCAAAAGGTCGCCCCGTTTGGTGCGGTTGGAATCAATACGACAAGCAGGGCGCGGTTATCTTCGGCCATTGGGAAGCATCAAAGCCTAAGTTTGATACATCTTACTTTACATCGGTTCAATTAACTATTAAGGGGATTGCATGAGCTTTGACACACTAAAAGCGCAATCTCAGCGCGAGTTATGCGTTATCTTTGAATTGGATTTAGATATTAATGATCCAGCATTTGACGCTGAGTTTGCATTAGATCCATCAAGCTATGGCACGCCCAAAACAACCAATGACATTCGCGCTTATAAAGAAGGCGAATTCAGGACTTATCGCTATTCAAACCAGCGAATCGTTAACCTTGATTGCTTTCCTTATCTAACTGACGCAAAGAGCAACGCACCAAAGGCAAACCCAAGTTTCGACATTGGTTTCAGGGCTTCGGCCAACATCACGCTAAAAGACTTTGTTAGTTCAGATGCATTTGAGTTAACAGGCTTGTATGCTGACCGCCGAGTCAGTGGCGCGCATTGGGCTAAATTGTTTGCTCGCAACTTTATCAAAAATCGTCCTGCACGCATTAAGCGCGGCTATCTTGTCAACGGTGTTTATGATGATGCCAACTTTAACGTCGAGCATTACATTGTTGATGAGTATCAGAATCCGACTTTAAGCGGCTCAGTTACCTTCTCATTAGTTGACGTTTTAGCATTAACTAACGGAATCAACGCAAAGGCACCTGAGACTAGTAACGCGACGTTAAACGCTCCACTTACTACATCTTCAACGGCTGCGACGATAGCTCTTGAGAGTGGCTTAACGGCTGCGGAAATTGAAGCCAAGTTTGGCGCTAATGGCTTTCAAGGTACGCTTGCAATAGATAGCGAGTACATCGAGTACACAGTCACAAGCGCAACGGGTGTTACTCCGGTGGTTGTCTCGCTTGATACTCGCGCATCGTTCGGCACTGCGCTTGCAGAACACGCAGTTAATACGACAGTGCAAAAGTGTTTGGCATGGCCGGATTTGACTAACATCATTGATATTATCGATGAGATTTTCCGAGATTACACAGACATCGACGCGAGCTACATTCCTACTGCTGAATGGGATGCTTTGAAGGCTGGTGACTTAGCCGGATTCATGCTGAAAAACTGCATAGCCAAAGAGACTGAAGTTAAAAAGCTGCTTAATGAGCTGATCCAAATCGCCGGCTTAACAATGTATGTTGATGTTGTTGAACGCAAGATTAAAATCGTAGCAACTCCGAGCTTTGATGATCCAGTTATTACCTTCAACCAAGTTGAGCATTTAGAGCTAGGAACGCTGCAAGTTAAAAACAAGTTCGACAAGTTGATCACTCGGCAGCTAGTTTCATGGGCACCGCTTAACTACTCGAGCACAGACCAGCAAAACTACGCAAAGACTTTTAGAGTCGCTGCGATACTTGAAGAAGACAAATCACGCCTAGGCACTAAAAACGCAGGCGCTGACGTTGTTTCTAGATGGCTGCCTAACACGCCGGACGGCAATTTGATTGCAACAGGGATTGCGCAGCGAAATGTTGCACGTTATTCGCAAGTTCCTGTTGAAGTGTCTTTTGAGGTAGATAGCAAGTACATCGGCACAATCGCAGGTGGCCGCTTATGGCTTGGCTCAGTCTTTGCCATTGAAACAGTCAACACAGTTTATTGTGACGGCGCATTCAATCCTGAAGTTTTAATCTGCCAATGCACAAGCGTAGTAGCATCGAGCAAAGCAGATAAATGGAAAGTTACCGGTATCAGCTATAAAGCAAACGTGCCGCCAAATGCAGATTATTACATTGCGGCAGGCGAGTATTTCAATTATATCCTTTCTGATAACTTCGACTTTAGCGAGGCAAGAGAGTACATCGTCGTGGTTAGTCAAGGTGCTATCTTCGGCTCCACTTCAAATGCTTGGGCTGCATTTAGACAAGGTACGTTTGCAAGTGGCGCAACTCTACGCATTATCAACCAAGGGCAGTTTATCGGCGCAGGTGGTCAGGGCGGCGCAGGTGCATCGCCGGAGTGGGATGTTGACACAAGCACATGCCTAAATGTAATGGGCTTTTCTGGCGATGTCGGCGGCGCTGGCTCTGAGTTCACTACTGACGCAATCATTGATAACACGTTTGGTTTAATCGCTGGCGGCGGCAATGGCGGCACAGGAGGCAATGGTCGCTGCTTAGGATTGGTTACTACTTACGCAGGTGGCGGCGGCGGCGGCGGTCAGGGATTTGTTGGCGGCTTAGGCGGCATAGCTGGCACTGGCACAGAGCCATCAACCGACGGGGCTGTAGGCGATAAAAACTATCCTGGCGCTGGCGGTGGCACAGATACAGAAGAAGGTGCAGCAGGCGGCATCCTTGGCGACAACCCAGCAATCATTACAAACGGCAACACGATCACAATAACTGGCGGCAACAATTCAGAGCAGGTGCGTGGCGCGATAATCTGATATAAACTAGACTGATTATTAAACGGAGTTCAATCAATGCAGAAATACAACGGTCAGCTTATCCGGCAATTCGCATCTAGCATCACAGGAAACGCAGCAAGCGGTGTAACTGTTACAGTGCGCAGACAATCAGACTCAGGATTAGCAACGCTTTACGTAGAAAACAACATTGCAGGCGCTACGCTATCGAATCCAATTACAACCACATCGACCGGACATTTTGCATTCTATGCGCCGGATGATGTTTATACGCTGACTTTCTCAGACTCAACTCCCGTGCAAGTAATTCAGTTGCAAGACGTTGCAGAGCTTCAAGCTCAGTTTGACGCTGCTGTTTTGAATGCTGGCTATATTCCTTCAGGGACTTTTGCAGCAGGCGCAACACTCACACAAGCAAACCAAGTGCTTTCTGATGGCTCGTCGTATTGGCGTTGGGATGGCAGCCTTCCTAAAGTTGTTACAGCAGGCAGTGCGCCTACTCCGGTTGGTGCTGGTCAGTGGTTTTTAATAAGTGACTACGCACTTAGAAACGAACTTGCAGATGATGACTCAACTGTTTTAGTTGGAGGGGTTGAAGCTGGCGATATTGCTAAGAGAACATCGGCAGGATTTAGAACCATTGAAGAGTTCGGCGGCGGTGTTGGAGTTGCTGATAACTCGGCAGCGTGGCAAGCCCTGCTCGATTCTGGCGCTAATTGGGCGCATTTTGGTGGAGTCGGGGGTTATAAGTTTTTAGGCGCATCAACTCACAACTCTGACATCATGATCACAATGTCTGCTGGCTCATTTATTGACTGCACAGATTCCAGCTTTATTGGCGCTTACTGGACAAAGTTTTCAGGTTCTCGCAGTACATTGCCTGACTTGTCAGCATCAATTTCAAAGGGAGCGTATCAAGTTACTTTCGCGTCAAGTCATGGCTTACAGCAAGGCGATGTGTTTTTCATTTTTAACCCTACGCCGTCTAGCTGGTCTACCTTCAGGTCTGTCTATTTTTCTGGAGAAATGTGTGAAGTTGCCGCAGTTTCTGGAACAACTGTAAGGCTGGTTAATCCTCTGTATAGCTCATACACTGCCGCAGCTGTTGACGTTTACAAACTAAATCCTATTCGTGTCCTTCTTGGCGACATTGACATTAGAGGTGACAAATCAACTAGCTTAATTGATATTGAATTTGGACGGCACTGTTACGCAAAAGGTTTTAAAGGAAAACACAAAAACAACTCAGTCTTGCAATTCATTCGCTCTTATAACTGCGCCTTTGAAAAGGTAGATATATCTAATGCAGGCACAGGTTCAGGGGACGATTACGGTGTTGTCATAACAAACAGTCAAATAATCAAAGGTTTTGGCGGAAAGGCTCACGCTAGACGTCATGCAATAACAACTGGCGGTGATGGTGAGATTTGCGCTGTACCTTGCAGGGATTTACTTTTTGATGGAATCACGATCAGCAATGACCCAAATTCTGATGTTTTTGCTGCTGACTTTCATGGAAACACTGAAGGCGCTAAATATTCAAACTGCACAATATACGGCGGTGCTACTTGGCAGGGTAAAGATAATGGCTATGAGAATTGCACAATTTACGGCATGTTAAACGGCGTCTGCATTTACTCATCAGAGGTTGTTGGCGGCACTCTGTATGCAAGAAATTGCAGATTAATTTCATACGCAGACCCGTCTGACGCATCACGAGGCGTTGTTGATATAGGCGGAAATAATAGCGCGATAGACAACCGAACTGTTGAAGATGTCACTCTGGATTTAAGCGGCTCATCAATCAACGGGATAGACTTCAGCGCAATCACATCAATGATGTTGATGCGCAATCGCGGAACAACAAACAAAATAAACATCAAAATAGATGATGTTGATTTGAAGGTTAACAATTTGGGGCAAGTGCTATTCACCGCTAGAGACTCAGGCACAGCAGATAGCGACTATATTATTGTTGATAACATAAGCTCAACAATCGCCAACAAGCCATTATGCAACCATAACGGGAATCACTATCTTGACTTTCCGCATAAGTTACAAGCGCAGTCAGGGAGGCAGACCATAACAACTGCTACCGGAGTTAATCAGGTGGCAGGCTCCATCCAGTCACTAAAGTGGCAATACCCAAGAATACCAGACGCCAGTGTTCACCCTATTAACGCAGGCTATATAGGTACAAAAATCCCGCAGGGCTATCTTGACATCGGTGCTCTGACAGCTACAAGCATCCGCCCTTGGATTGCTACACCAGACGCAACAAATTTTGCAGCGTCGCAGGGCGTTGTTGTTAGTTGGCAAGTCAGTATAGATGAGGTTTAAATGCTAACAATTAAACGATGGTACCATAACGATTGCACTGTCGGGCGGCTCACGCTGTCCGGTAGCGCGTTTCAGTGCTTTACTTTGGAACTGCCATGGCTAGAGAACGAGTCAAATGTAAGCTGCATACCAAAAGGCACTTACAAGGCATTTAAGCGCATCAGTCAGCGCAATGGCTCAGTGTTTGAGCTCCGCAATGTACCGCAGCGCTCAAGCATTCAATGCCATGGCGGAAACTATACGCGGCAGATTCAAGGCTGCATTCTTGTTGGCTCAAGCGTCACATTCTTGGATGCAGATACAATTCCAGATGTGACCAACAGCAAAGATACTTTGGCAAAACTTCTGGCTTTGTTGCCGGATGAATTTGAGGTTACGCTGCTATGAATCCACTAGACGCACTGTTTGAACTCGGCAAAACAGCAATCGAAAAAATTTGGCCGGATCCGTCAAAGCGAGCAGAGGAACTTTTCAAACTTGAGAAGCTGAAACAAGACGGCGATTTGGCAAAGCTGCAAGCTGAAGTTTCTTTGATGCTCGGGCAAATTGAGATCAACAAAGTAGAAGCGCAGCATCCGTCAGTTTTCGTAGCTGGTGCGCGCCCTGCTGTTATGTGGATTGGTGCTTTTGGCTTGGCTTATGCTGCTGTGCTTGAGCCAATAGCACGATTTATGGCGCGGGTTGTGTTTGAATATTCCGGAGACTTTCCAGTGTTAGATACAACAATCACAATGCAGGTATTGTTTGGCATACTTGGCTTAGGCGCATATCGCACTTACGAGAAAACCAAAGAAGTGCAGACTGACAGGACTGGCAAATGAACCGAGCCTACAACCTGCTAATCTCAATCGACCAATTCTTTGCAGTGCTTTTATTCGGCACGCATCCTGATCAAACTATATCCGGATATGTTGGCTATAAAGCGCTGACTACAACTAAAAAGCGGTATAAACTATACCAATGGTTTATCAATTCACTGTTTCGACCATGGCAAAAGAATCATTGCTTCGAGTCGATAGAATGGGACAGGCTTAATGAGCGCAAATAACATTGCAGAGACAAGCACAAGCACTGGCACAGGCAATTTCACGCTTGCAGGTGCTTGGTCACAGTCAGGCACTTTCAATACTGGCAATCTGACTTTCAACAGCTTTTACGGCACTAACCACGTATTTCCATACATGATCCGCGACACGTCAGGAAATTGGGAAAGTGGCGAAGGTTACTTAAGCGCATCAACTACTCTTGTGCGTCAAAACGTGTTTAACAACTCGCTAGGCACAACTGCAAAGATTAACTTTTCAGCAGGTGACAAACTTGTATTTGTGCCAACTGATGCTAGAGCTTTTGGCGCTAAAATGATGAATAAAACGGCGTATTCATCAACAGGGCAATCTGTCGGCATGCGCGGATCAATAACTCTAAGTGCCAATACAATGTACGTTGCGCCTCACTTAATCATAGCGCCTTGCAGAATAACGACAATTGCATTTTTAGTAAGGACGGCTGCTGCAAGTTCAACGATGCGTGTAGGTATTTACAACCTAGTCAAGCAGTCTGACGTTGGCAGTGACTATAACACTATCCATCCGTTATTGGTTGATCTTGGCACTGTTGACGTATCAACGACTGGCTACAAGGCTATCACGACAGATATTAAACTTGGCCAAGGCGTTTACGGCATTGCGGTAATCAGTAATGGCGCTCCGGTGCTGATGGCTGGTACTGCAAACGTAAACTGGCAAGGAGCTTGTACAAACACTTACGAAAATAACGCAATATCTTATTGGCAAGTCGGCAATGCCGCTTACTTCACAGCGCTTCCATCTTCAACGCCTGACGCTATGACGCCACTGCCAAATTTAGGCGCTCCGCAGGCATTATTTAAAGGGGGGATACAATGATTAACTTTCAAGAAAAAGGGCTTGGCTTATTTTTGCATCTTGAGCAAAACGGCGTATTTTTAGAAGAGCTAGACGGCAAGTGGTCTGCAAATGCACCTGATGATTTAGTTAATCAATTGATTGCATCGTACAATCCTTGGGGCGCTGAGAAAGCTAAAAAACTAATCGAGATCAACGAATGGTTTCAGGCTGAAGTGGAAAAGCTGACGGCAGGGACGACACAAGTTGAGCGAGACTCGTGGTCGGTGCAAGTTAGCGAGGCTTACGGCTATCGGCCAATCTCAATGCTTGCTGCAATGGCTCAGGCTCGCGGTATTGAAATTGAAGCTCTTGTGATGAAGGTGAAGGCCAAAGCTGAGTTATTCTCTGTGCTGTATGGAAGATTACAAGGCGCGAAAGATGCGCTTGAGGATAAAGTTAAGGCTCTACCTGATGCCGGAGAATTGCACCGATTAGCTGAGTTGTGGGCCATTAAATGTACGGGCTAGCTCATAGCGGGTTAATGCAGCTTGGCAATGTTGCTAGCTTTTCAGGTGGCGGTGGTGGCACCACTTATGATGACATATTAAGCGGCGTCACATTCACTAGCTCTATTGACTCACTAACATCAACACGGGCAAAGGCTGACACGCTATCAGGCGCAAGCTACAGCAGCAACGTTGGCAATCTTACAGCGACTAGAGGCTATGCAAGCACATTAAGCAGTATCAGCTTCACAAGCTCTGTAGGCAGCTTGGCGGCTACTCGCGGTTATTCGTCGGTGTTGAGTGCTTCGGCTTACTCAAGCTCGATTGGAGACTTAACGTCAACAACTGAAAGCGCATCAGGTTATGACAGCTTGCTTACTGGCTTGCTGTATACGTCAAGCCTTGGCGAGATGATGTCAACAGTGCAGCGTGCAAGCGTCTTAAATGGCATTGCGTTTAATAGTTCGATTGGATCAATGACTGCCGGACTCGGCTATAGCTCTGCTTTATCCGGTGCAGTTTATTCATCTACCATCGGGCAGCTAACATCAACTCGCAGTGGTGAAGTGACAGTAACGATTGAAGGTTATACAATTAAGTTTGCCGATAGCGCTATTGCTGCGGCTTATGCAAACAACGGCATTAGCGCAGGCTATGCAGCAGATATTTTGGAGATAACATGGCAACACTAACGGCAACAAAGATCCAATCGTTTATCGAAGCGGTTTATGAGAAGAAGCATAACCTTTCTTCTGACTCGCTGAAAGTTTACTTAACCAACGCAACGCCAAGCGCATCAGCAAGCAATGTCAAGGCAGACGTTGCGGAGATTTCAGGCGGTAATGGCTACACAGCAGGCGGCATTGCTGTGACCGTAACGTCATCAGGTCAAACAGGTGGCAATTACTCGCTGGCTGTTTCGGTTGATACTACATTGACGGCGACAGGCGCAGGCATTGGGCCATATCAATACGCAGTTTTGTACAATGACACAGCGACTAACAAAGAGTTGATCGCGTTTTGGAACTTCGGCAGCGCAATCACATTGGCAGCAGGTGACACACACCGGATCCAATTAGCTTCGCCATTGATTTCTTCGTCATAGGTGACACCATGCAAAACGTGATTATCAAAGGTAAGGACAATCCGGCGCGGATTGAATTCACGTTCACAGGTGACGTTACACTTGCGTCGTTTACTTCAATCACTGTTAGCTTAGGTGGAGAGACTTACACAAGCGGCAGCGCAGAGTTGGACATTGACGGAAATGCTTTGGTGCTGTCGATTGGTGACACTACAGCTTTAGCTCCAGGCAGTTACTACCCTGAGATTGTTGGATTCTCTGCGCAATTCGATGATGGATATTTGCTGTCCGGTGAAAAGTTGCGAGTGTTGGCTTATAGCTTGCTAATAAGATAAGGCGCATCAAGCGCCTTTCTTTATCAATCCGATTTCGTATTTCAATCGGTTATACATCGAGACAGTGACGCCGACAACGGCGCACGCCTCTTTTGTTGACATTCCATCTTTGCACAGCATAAATACTTGCTTAATCTTTGCATTGCGCTTCTTCACAGCTTCCGAGTAAGTTAACCCGAGATTACGCTGCGCAGCTCTGACGGTATTCTTACACATGCCAAGCACCGATGCAATGAAGTTTGCTGAGTATTTCTGTGACTTAATCATTTCAAGCAATCGCGCGTCTTTGCTACTGCGTTGATTGTATCGCACCTTAACGCCCATAGATTCACAGATGGCTACAACCTTGGTTGCTTTAAAGCCAAACTTGTTACCAATTAAGCTTGCTGTCATGTTCGACTTTGCAAGCTCTGCAATCAAGTGTTTGTCTTCCTGAGATACTAGATTTAAATTAACCATTTACTTTCACTAATTTTGCTGTTGTTTTATGGTGCAGATTGCCTTTTGCGTCGATCCAGCCCGAACCGTAGCTTCTGACGGTTACTAGCTCGCCGGTCGCTTTCAGTTTGATCACTGCTGTTTTTGGTTGGTTCATGTTGTTAACGCTCCAACTGATAATGCGTAATAACTAGCAAGAACAAGTGCGCCACGTCTTGATATCTTTTGGCTTCTTGCTTTGCTATACCCATGCTTTCGCCACTCATCAGCAGACTCAACTCTTGAATATATGGCGTTTTTTTTGAGCCATCTTTCATAGTCGATAGCGTCGTTATGCTGCTGGGCTTCTATCTTTCTTTTTTCTCTGCTGTTCATGCTGCAAGCTCCGACAGTTCGACTGTTTGCATGGCGACAGGCTGAGCAATCCACTTATTAACGCGCGGCTTGTGACCAAAAAACAGCTTGCGCACTGAGTAGATGATCCCATAATCAACTCCGGTTGCTCGCTTAACGTCGCCTGGCTTTGCGCCACTGTTGGCTGTCAAGTAATCATAAACCATCCGGCTTGCTGTGCCTTCCTTCGGCTTGTCTTGCACAGGACATCGGATAGGTTCCGGCGCTATTTCGTTGTACTGAATTCTAACGCGCACAACATAATTAAGCGTAGTTGGCACTAGCTCGACGATTTGCTTATTCGTCAAGCCTTGCTCGATTGCTGCCATGATTTGGGATTTTAGGTTCATTTTGTTTTTTCCTTGTCTTGTTTGTCGTAGATGGCGTAGGCTGAAACAATACAGCCTAAAGCCACACCAAAACATAAACCAAGAATAAAAAAGGATGATGATTCAAAATCACTCATTTCGCACCGCCTTGCCGGATTTTCTTGGCGTATTCGTCGGCGTGGAACTTATAAGCACCAGTGTTAGAGCCATCCGAAACGAGGTCTATAATCAATTCGCAACCAGCAATAAACCCAGCCCGACCAGCCTCGGCGCGCACGTCGGCGAGACATTGCGCCGGTGTCGCTTCCACTGCGGCAATAAGCCTTTTCATTCCCCCGAAGACATCGCTTGACGAATTCCAGTGGCAATACGCGGAATTTGCCGCGTCTTTAAGCGCTTCAACCTGAGCCGCCAGAGCATCGCGCTCGGCTTCCAACTTCTCAGCATTGCGGCGAAATTCGTCCATCTTCCACTCGTCAGGACGGTCGCAGTGCCATAATTCTAGCTCTTTTGATAATTTCATAACTTCCGCTCCCAAACTTCAGCAAATCGTAAAAGTTCAGAAACTCCAGGCTTATTCTGCAATTTCGCAAACTCGGCATTTTCTAACAAGTCGCAATCGTCGGCGAAACGATAGCCGGAGTCAAAACAGATAGACTCGACGGCTTTGTATAATTCATCTTGATTGCGCGCCTTGATGATGGCGGCTTTTGCTTCGGCTAGTCCTTTCATTTCTGACTCCAAGGCTTGTCATTTCCAGTGCGCAGAAACTTCTCAAAGTCATTGCGAATCCGGTCGTTTTCTTCAATCCGGTGCGCATCTTTGCGGGCGTCTCGGATAACTAATGCAATCAGCACGATTCCGGCGATTGCGCATAGGATTGCTAGTGTTGTGTTCATTTTGACAACTCCATAAAAAACACATAAATCACATAAAAGAAAAGCAACATTGTCGGCACACACCAAGCCAAGCCTTCAAAGAAGCGAGACTTAAAACACTTGCGTCGGTCGTTACGCATAAATAATTCCGTCTATCTTTGCAATTGCATTTTGCAGGTTGGTCACAGTCAGGTCTTGCAGGTCAACAATATACATTGGCGACTCATCAAGAATAGACACGCTAAAATGGCCGTAGCCGTCTTTGGTGAACACATTGGCAATTAACTTATTGCTCATGTTGCTAGTTGCAAAACAAAGCGCGTGAAGCTCGCCTGTTAGCTGCATGATCACTGGGTTGATTTGCATATCGATTAAGCGAGATGCGCGCTCACGTTTAGCTACAGACCATTTTTTAACGCTGTTTGGCGACAGGTTGTATGCCTTGGCGATTTCTTTTGTTGGTTTCATTTTTTTTGCTCCGGTTGATTGCCAGTTAGCGACTGGCGGCGCGGTTGTTGTTATGCGCTCAGTTTAGCCATTAAGCAACCAACTAAGCCGATTGCAATGTATTCTTGAACTCTTGCGCGGATATGTGCATGACGCATTTCTAACAGCTCTACAGCCTTAGCAGTTGTACCGCCTTTCATTTGTTCACGAATATCAGCAGCAACTTTTTCACGCGCTTCTTGCTCAACGAATCTCATGATAACTGGGTTGCTGCGCATTGCGTTTATTTCTTGAATCATTGCTGCTTGTAAGTTCATTTTCTCTTCCCTTCCGTTGTCGGCATTATTGCCTGCGATGGATTTAATATAATACCGATACCGATAACGGTCAAGCGCTAATTCAAAAAAAGGCGAATTATTTTTCGCCTAGCTCCTTGCTCAACTCCTCCGCCCACAAACTCAAATAACTAACCCCATCCAACAAACTATCCTGGTGCAGTCTATCCGGAGAGCTGTACTGCCTCACTAACTTCACCATTGTCAGCAGCAAACAAACATCTGAGCCAGTCAGTGATTTACCCGTTGCCGCATTAAACGCACTAGCAGCGGCTGCAAAGCTACGTTCACCTGTGCCGCTTGCATCGTATTGCTTGCCGCGTTCAGATTGCACAGCAACGCAGGCGTTAAGGAATTCGATGGCTGTTTTTGGTTCGGTTGGCTTGGCGAATTCGCCAGCCTTGCTCCACTCAGTAAACGGCACAACTTCATCATAATGTTCGCCAGTGTTGCCATTCTGCGCAATCGCATTGATCCGCTCATCTGTTTCTGGCCATTGTTGTGGGCGCTTCACGATGTTGCTAAAAGATGCGCTGCCAAAAATTCCTGTGCATCGAGTTGTTTTGTCAGGCCTAGTTACAGACGCATATTGCTTGTCACTTATCCAAAAGTTTCTGTGGCCGCATCGCCCATGAGCTTGCGCCCATGATGGCGCTTTGCTCCAATCTATTGCCATGCTATTTGCTCCCAATTAATTCACTGCGGTGAACGTGCTTAATAACCAAATCGCCTTTGGCAAACGGATGCCAAATTAAAAACATGCTGCCTTTGTTATTTCCGCCAACAGGTAACTTTGTTTCTGGATTGATGAAAGCCAATCGGCCACCGATCACAAAGCGCACTTCTTGACAGGTTTTGATTGCTTCAGCATACCAGCCGACAGAAGTGTCAGCCATAACCAGCATCACTACGCCTATGCCGTTGCGCTTTGACTGCTCTGCGGCTTTCTTTACCCATGGCATAATGTCTGAATATGGCGGATTGCACCAAACATAATGACCAGCAGGTGAGTCAAGATAAAAGTCAGGCGTCCACTCGCGACAGCCTAAAGCGTTTTCTGTTTCGTCGATATATTCCTGGCAGTGAGTATTTTCAGCACTTGCCGAAACATCGACAGTAAAACTAAATTCAAAATCCAATGCTTTGAATACTTCTTTTGGCGTTGACCAGCAGTCTCTGTTCATTTTATTTCCTCAGTAAAAGCGCCATTGCTGGCGCTGCTAGTTAATTAAAACGGGATATCTGGATCGAAGTCAGGCACTCCACCACCTGATTGCTGCGCTTGCCCGTAAGTCGGATTAGGCTGATTCTGATAGCCTTGCTGCATCGGCTGCCCAATCTGCGGCTGATAACCTGCTGGCGGTTGCTGGCGTGGCTGATTGTATGACTGCTGCGGTTGTTGTTGTTGTGGCTGAGCAGGTTGAGTTGCTTGCTGTGGCGCTGATTGGCTTCCGCCTTGCAATGTAACGTTGCTAACGTTGATCTTCATCTTTGCGCCAGCTTGGCCTTGTGCGTTAGTGTACTGCTCAAGCTCAACTTCACCGACCACAGCGATTGATTGCCCTTTCTTGATGTACTGAGCCAGAGAATCAGCACGCTTACCCCATAACGAGCAATCAAACCAAGTAGACAAGTATTTTCCGTCATCGCCTTTCTTGCTTGATTTAACCGCTACAGCAAAACTAAGCACTGACTGAGTGCCGCTTGCTGTGTTTACCTGGCGCAATTCAGAATCGCGCCCTACGTTGCCTGCTATCGTCAAAACGTTCATTAAATCTTACTCCGTTGTTGTTTTAAATATTCCCAATGCTGACCGAATGTCACGCCTAAAGCATTCAAGGCTTCATCCATGTCAGCGATAAACTGAGGGATTGCATCACGCAGCGTTACTTGGTCTGCGTCTGACAATTCTGTTTTTGCATAGCTTAGGTTGTTACACAAAACCATGCGCGGATCATACTGGCAAAAAATATGCTCGCTTGCTCCACTTGCAAACATTTGGAACTGAGCTTGCCAGCGCCAGGCTTTCTTGTTGGCTCCGAATGCCGCAAATTTGATAAAGTTTTCGCCATTGAACGGGCATTTGATTTCAACGATTGAATCATTGAAAACGCCATCAGGCGACACGCCAACGCGCATTGATTGATCCATATAGAGTAATGGCAGTTCTTTAATCTCAACAAAGCCAAGCGCAGCAGAGAGCGCATCACGCGCCACAGGCTCATAAGTGTTGCCATGCTCAAGCTGTTTGAATGTCATTTCATCCGGCAGAGTGCATGAGCAAATCTGACTGATTAAACTTGCCATGTAAGTGGCACGTGTTTCGCTATCGCGCTTCATTACGACTTTATCGGCATTACTGGCACTGATTACGCCTAATTTCATCACATGCCAATCTGCTGACTTTTGATCAACGATAGTCGGATCAAATCCAAAAACACTTTCCATTGATTTAAGCTGCGCCATTGCGCGGTCATAAATACTCATTTCTTTTGCCCTAAAGTTTTAATTGCTGATTGAGCTTGCTGCTCGGTTAATTGGCAGATTGATTCAACTTTAAGCCAAGCCATCATCTTTGGCTTCTGCTCGTCGTTCAGTCCGTTGTAGTAATCGGTAAGCCAAGCCTCTGACTCGATGCTGATTGGCGTTACATCGCGTGCTGGTTCTTCTTTGTTTATTCCTTCACCGCCTTCTGTGTTTAGGTATTCAATTGCATTATGCAAGCGGTCAACTTTAGGCCACATTTTAGCAGCTCGCTTAACTACAGTTTTTCGGCACATTTCTTCAAAGTCAGTAAACCAAGGGCCTTTATTCTGCTTGCCTGATTCGCTGCGAGCTTTAACAGCTAATAGTTGAGCAATGCTCATTTCCTCAGTCAAGTATGCGCCTGTTGAAGTGCGAACAACGCAATAAGCGCCAACTAACTCACCACGATCTCCGAAAGTATTAGACCGATGCAAAGGCGCTTGGTCAATGCCTTGGTTTTCATACGTATCATTTGCATACACAAGTTTTGATTGTCCGAATTCAATTGATCCGGTTGACATAGCCAAGTGCAGCAAGCCCATATAAGAAATGTCTAAGCAGATTGCACCGCCCCGAGGCACAAGGTAAGCATTCTTGCTTGCAGGGTTTAAGCTAACGCCAATTGCAGCAGCATTACGCAAAGCATTCTGAACTGATACAGGGTTTTTCTGCGCAACGCCTAAAGCATAGGTATTGGCAGACAGTAACTGCATTGCATAATTAGCCTCAGCAGGCCAATTAACAGCATTGTGCGCTGTGATTAGTTGCTGGCACTCAGGCTCTACGCCTCGCACCATGTCGGGGATTGTCATTACTTGGTTCATTTCTTCTTTCCTAAGGTTAGCGCCAGAAGGCGCGTTGATTAATATTGAACAGTTAAGCGGCCAGCTTGACCTTTTGCGGCCAAAGTCACAACCATTTTCGCTTGATCTTCTGTCAAACCATTAGCAACTAAAGCGGCTAAAATCTCACGATTCACATTTGCACGGTGCTGCTTGTTGGCTGCTTGGCGCTCAGCTTCTGCGCGCTCTGCGGCTTGCTGCTGCTCAATGCGAACGCGCTCATTCTCTGCGGCTTGCTTTGCGCGAATTTCAGCTTGCTGAAGCTCATAGGTTGCGCGCTGTTCAGCCTCAATGCGTTGGCGCTCTGCTTGTTCGGCTTGCAATTTCAATTGCATTTCTCGACGCTCTGCGGCCAGCTTTTCTTCATTGGCAATACGTTGTTGCTCATCGCGCTGGCGCTGCGCTTCTTGCTCAGCTTGGCGGCGCGCATTCTCGGCAGCTTCACGAATCAATCTTTCTTCGCGCTCTTTCTGCTCACGCTCGGCTGCCTCTTTGCGTAGGCGCTCAAGCTCAGCCTGCTCAGCTTCACGCTTTAAGGTAGATTGCAGTATCTGATCAAGTTGAGTTAGGCACTGATCTTTAGCGCGGTGCGCTTCCGCCTCAAACTCTTGGAATGACTGATCAACAACTTTAGCTTTTGCTGAGTCGATCAGGTTTTTAATTCCGGCAGAGTCAAGTATTGAAGATTCATTGATAACAGACGCAAACCAAGAGATGTTATCTTTGTGCGCTGCAATTCTCGCTTTGTCTGCATCTTCCCAATCAGTTAAAGGCTTGCGCACTTCATCTTTCCAAGCGTCCAGAGTGTCGCGGATGCGCTTGCGCTCAGCATCAACTAACTTCGGCTGCTCTTTCAGTTTATCCACCAACTCTTTGCCGATGCCGTCTAAATATGTTTTAGACTTGGCGACACTGTGCGCAATTGACTTAATCGCGTCACGACCTTTTGCAGTTGTTACATCTGGCTTGAATTCATCGATCAAAGTGCGAACACCTTGCAAGATTGGATCAAGACCTTTCTCGGTTGTGAACAATTGCAGCGCGTTTTCTTGCTGCACTACGACTAACTGGTTTTCTTCTTTCATTTTGCGTTCCTCGTTGTTGGTGTTGACTATATTAATATCTGCGTTTATCATTGTCAACACAACATAACACATAAGGGTAAATAAATGTCTAAGCAAATTGTTCACATGAGAATCGATGAAGAAATTAAATCGGCAGTAAAGCGCCTTGCAGATAGTGAGTATGAAGGAAACTTTACTGCTGCTGTAGAGTGTCTTTTGGCGCAGTCTCTTCGGATGCGCATGATTGACTTAACTACCAGGTGGGAAATGTACGGGGCGGCTAAAAATGCAAAATCAAAAGTTGTAATGGATGACAAGCAGTATAACGAGTTCATCAGAAAGCTAACTGACGGCCTGTTTATCTAACAAATAAAAAGCCCCGCTATTAAGCAAGGGCACAAAGGACGAATCATTATGGCAAGAATTAGAACTGTAAAGCCAGAACTTTTTAGGCATGAAGGGCTTTACGAGCTAGAAATTGAAACTGGTCTGCCAATCAGGATCTCTTTTGCTGGACTGTTTACAGCTTGCGATAGAGAAGGTCGCTTCAAGTGGAAGCCAAGACAGCTCAAGTTAGACGTTTTACCGTTTGACGCTATCGACTTTTCACGCGTGCTTGACGCGTTGGTCACGCGTGGCTTTCTCGTGAAGTACGAGAATTCAGGCGAGCTTTTTGGGTGCATTCCTAGCTTTAAAAAGCATCAAGTTATCAATAACAGAGAAAGTGAAAGCGAATTGCCGTCTCATCAAGATGAGCAATCGTTAGTTATTGATTTAACTGATGATTTGACGCGTCAGTCACGCGTCAGTCACGCGTCAGTCACGCGGCTTGTGCAAGAACAAGTGGAAAGGAAGGGAAAGGAAGGGAAAGGAAGGGAAGAGGAAGGGAAAGATATATGTCAGCAAGCTGACGACTTAACTGCAATCTTTGATTATTGGTGCAGTGTTATGAACAAACGAGGCACCGCCAAATTTACCGAAGATAGAAAGCGAGCTGTGAAAGCTAGGCTGAAAGAAGGTTACACAGCAGCGCACATCATGCAGGCTATTGATGGCTGCTCGCGCTCAGACTTTCACATGGCTAGGGACGGAAAGAATACAACCGTCTATGATGACTTGGCTATGATCTGCAAGAGTGGCTCGCAGCTTGAAAAACTAGCAATGAATATCGGCGCTGGTTCAATGACTAGCGGAATTTTAAACGGCTATCAGGAGTTTGTAGGAAATGAATAAACAAGATAAGCAGCAATTTGCTGACGGCTACGCTTTGACTTGCTTGGCCTATGAAAAGAAATTTAATCCAGAGCAGGCACAGCTTTACTTTGGTGACCTTTCAGAATATGACGTTAACCAAGTTATAGGCGCAATGACCTCTCACCGCAAAGATCAGGATCGCGGCAGATTCTTTCCTACGATTGCAGATTTGATTTTTCAGATAAACAAAGCCAGCAAACCAGCTGATGCAAAAAGCATTGCAGAGCTTGAATGGTCGAAAGTAATATCTGCTGCCTCGCGCGGGGCAAATTTAAAATCATCTGACGAGTTGTCGATAGGTTCTTTGCAAATGATTGGCGGCTCACTGGCTGTTGGCAATGCTGATCAATATGACCTTGCCAAGCTAAAAAAGTCATTTATCGACTGCTACCTATCGCTTTCAAGTTGCCGAGCTGAACAAGTTCCTGAGCACTTAGCAAATGCACAACAACTAAAACAAATTAAAACACAGGTTATTAAGCATGGTTAATTCATACGAAGCTGAATGTGCTTTCATTGGCTCACTGATCATCATGGCTGATCAAAGACCAATAAACGAACTTTTCAAGCATGTCAACAAGGTTGAAGAAAGTGATTTTTCAGACCTGATCTGCAAGATAACTTATCGATATATTAAGCAAATGGTTTTGGCTGAGCAGCCTTTCGACGTCGTTAGCTTGTACGATAAAATCGAATCATCAAACATGCTCAATGGTGTTGAGGTTAAGTTTTCTGACGTTGGCAGACTAGCCAATGAGCAATCAGGTTTTGCAGCCATAGAAAGCCATCAAGCAAAGATTCTTGATTGTTCGATGCGTAGAAGCGCAATACAAGAAGTGTCGGCATTAATGCAGAATATTGAGCAAGGTGAAGATGTTGTGCAATCTGTTGGTCACGCAGAATCTGCAATGTCTGTTTTGCTTGGCCGCGTTTCTGGTGGTGACTCTGGTTTGGTTCACATGCGCGACCTGATACCTCAGTGGATTGCTGACGCAGAAGCTGAGTGCAGAAATGAGCCTGTTGAAGTTGGCTTCACCTCTGGCTTTTCTGGCCTTGATGAAATGCTTGGTGAAAAGTTATTCAGACCAAAGTCAATGCTTGTTATAGGGGCTAATCCAGGGAAGGGTAAAACATCATTGATGATCACAATGTCAACAGCTATTGCTCGCCAATATCCTGACAGGGAAGTGCATGTGTATTCTTTGGAAATGCCAAAGGAGCAGATTGTAGATAAGCTGATGGTCAGTGCAGTAAACAACAAAAAAGCAAGATGGTGGCTTGATGAAGATTGGGCGAGAATTGGCAATCAGATCCAGACTTTTGAAAGTACAAATCTTTATGTTTGTGACAAGGTTGCTGTTGCTGTCGAGCAAATAAAGGCCAATGCAAGAGCTAAAATCGCCCAAGGAATTCGCATATCAGCAATCTTTATCGACTACGCAACGCTTTTAAAGCTGCCAAAAGCCGACCGCAGGGATTTATCTGTAGGTATGGTATCGATGGCTTGCACAGCACTAGCAAAAGAGATTGGCTGTTTAGTTGTATTACTGTCTCAGCTTAGCCGCGAAAACGAAAAGCGAGTAAACAAGCGCCCACAAAATTCAGACTTGCGCGACTCTGGACAAATAGAGCAGGACGCTGGTTATATCCTTTTCCCTTACTTCGATTATCTTTTCCATCCTGATAGCGATTGCGGGCCATTCGCTGAGCTTGGATTAAATAAAAATAGGTTCGGCGCAACTGGAGTCAGTTATGCCAAAGTGATTAACGGAGTTTGGAATGACTGCGATCAACAAGAAGCAAGAGCGAGGCTTTGCCAATGAGCTATCAACCAGTAACGAACAACGAGATCAACGAGCCACCATATCAGCTAGTGAAGATCATCTGTGATGATTTTAAGCGGCTTACAATCATGGCTCGCTTTGCAAAGAACATTAAGCGGAATATTACTGCTTACAAGAAAGTTGTGAGGGTTTAATGGAAAAGTTTCAGGCAATAATCAGCAGCAGAGATAACCTGGTTAGCTGTTACCGGTATGCTGAGTCATTAGGCTACGAAAAGCCTTTTGTTATTGAGATTAAACCGATGACCAGAACCATTGATCAAAACTCAAAATTATGGGCGATGCTGGCGGAAGTCTCAAAGCAAGTTAAATGGCATGGTTTAACGCTATCCAGCGAGGATTGGAAGCACGTTTTCAGCTCGGCAATACATAGACATCGGTCAGTGCCAAATATCGACGGCAGCGGCTTTGTAGTGCTTGGTAAGTCAACCAGCAAAATGAGCGTCGGAGAGCTTTCGGAAATGATAGAGCTTATTCATGCTTTTGGTGCTGAACATGGGGTTAAGTTCAATGACTAAATGCCCGACATGCAAAGCGCCAGCAACGCTCAGAATTAACCTAAAACTGTTTTGCTCGATAGATTGCGCGGTGAGTTGGTCAAAGCTCCAGGCTGATAAATCAAAAGCAAAGAAGCAAAAAGAGTTCAACGCTGAAACTAGGCAGAGAAAGCAGAAGTTAAAGACTAACGCAGAATGGAAATCCGAAGCGCAAGCGCTGTTCAATAAAATGCGAAGACTTGAGGAATTGCTGTGGTTTAAAGAGCAAGGAATTGAGCCATACTGCATAAGCTGCCAATTGCCGCTAGGCAATGATCAATGGTGCTGCGGCCACTTTAAAACCAGAAAGGCGCGCTCTGACTTGGCATTTGATAAAAACAATACATTTCTACAGCACAACCACAGATGTAATCAGCAATTATCAGGAGATATTGAAGGATATAAGATTGGGTTAGCCTTTAGATTTGGCGAAGCTAGAACAAGAGAGATAATCGAGTATTGCGAGACTGAAAAGAATATACCAAAGCGGAGCGCTGATGATTGGCAGCAGATGAAAAAAGAATTTAGCGCTGAAATTAGACGCTTGCAGCGATTGCTTGAAATATAAAAATAAAGCAACTTTCGGCTTGACCATTGGCGCATATCTGATACACTTGCCTAAACAATGACGGAGAGATGAAATGAAACAATTTGAAAAGTTTATGATGATGGTCGAAGCGCTTGGCGATAATCCTACGCAGGAGCAGGCTGATCGCTTAGAGTCTTGGATGATTGACAACATCCCAAGAACTCAATGGGCTGATGCTGCAATTAACGCGATCCATATCGGTGATATTTACACAAATATGCGTGAGCGCATGTCTGAATGTGGAGTTTATTAATATGAAAAAATTCTTATGCAAAGTGTTTGGTCACAATGTCGAAGTGACACACACTAATGAATGGCAAGTGCCAACTTGCGAAAAATGCGAGCGCTGCGGGTTGTCTCGCAAGATGAAGCGAATTCCTGAAACGAATTGTTTTCAGTGGGTTTATTCAGATGGTCGCGAGTCTATTGGTCTGGTCGCCTTTAAGATTGACGACATTATGTTTGGGGATTTGCAATGAAACCAATATCAGACCTAGTGCGCAAATACGGCAGCCTGCGCAAAACTGGCAAGGTGCTTAACCGATGCCATGCGACTGTTGATCGTTGGGTCAAGGCAGGCGCTAAGATTGACGAGCAAGGCGCTGTTTGGATTAAGACGGCAGAGACTGATTACAAAGGGGAAGAGGAATGAAAAACGGTGATTTATCGGCAATGCCAACTCAGGTTAATGGCGGAGATATTTTTTGCGGCTTAACAAAAAGAGAAGTGTTCGCTATGGCGGCTATGCAGGGGTTATTAGCAAACGCAACTGTAAAGCTGAATATAGGGCCAACTGGCAGTGATAACTTAAAATTAGGTGCTGTCGCCGTATCTTTAGCCGACGCACTACTTGCAGAATTGGAGAAAACGAAATGAAAGGTCTTACATACCAAGTAAAACAAAAAGCCACCAACGGCGTGCTGCGGCTGTCGGAATTGGGGCCAAATAGCCTTGAGATTGCAAAACGCTTAATCGCACAAGGCGAGCTGATTAAATCTAAATGTGGAACTGGTTTTGTGATTGGGGAGTTGAAGAAATGAAATGGATTAGTATTTTTGATATGACTCCAGAAGGTCATGTAAACGTTCTAACTCGCTTTGACGATGGAGAAATGGCGGTTGGCTGGGGTGTTTATTGGCATGGAGCAAAAGAAGGTGTATTTGCAGGGTTTGTTTTCCCATTTGATGAAATGGCAGATGGCAGAGAAGTTACTCACTGGATGCCACTACCAGCAGCGCCAGAGGTGGAAGAATGACAGTACACGACTTTTGGCTAACAATCGACCATCAAGGCGAGCGCGACAGCCTAGAGCAAGCGCGATTGGAGCACTTGGCGCAGCAGATTCGCAGCGATATGAAGCCGAGCGACTTCATTCAGGAGATTGACCAAGATGCTTCATTCGACACCGACTGCATCAAGGCAATTCAAATGCTTTTCATTGGCGCTGACCCGGCAACTTGCGCGAATGTTTTGACTAAGTTTGCTGATGCCTGGCTAGACCGTCAAAGCATGAAGTTGGCGCAGGAGTATCGCAAGTGAATATTTTATCTTTATTCGACGGAATGAGTTGCGGCATGATTGCAGCAGAACGCGCAGGCTTAAAAGTTGATAAATACTATGCAAGCGAAATCGACAAGTTTGCAACTCAGGTATCGCAAGCTAACTATCCAGACATAATCCGGCTTGGCGATGTTACAGGCTGGCGAGATTGGAGCATTGATTGGGAGAGTATTGATTTATTGATCGGCGGCTCGCCATGTCAAGGCTTTAGCTTTGCAGGTAAGCAACTGGCTTTTGATGACCCAAGAAGCAAATTGTTTTTTGTGTACGTGGATATTTTGAATCATATCCGCTCAGTTAATCCTGATGTAAAATTCTTACTTGAGAATGTCAATATGAAGAAAGAGCATCTGGCGGTTATTACTGAAATGCTTGGAGTTGAGCCAGTATTTATAAACTCTAACCTAGTTAGCGCTCAGAACAGACAGCGTTACTACTGGGCGAATTGGGAAATAACTCAGCCAGAAGATAAAGGAATTGTGTTGGCTGATGTTATAGGCTTACCAGATGACAGCTTTGACATATACCAAAAAGACAAGCCAAACAAAGCAAGACCTTCAAGCAAAAAGTCAACCTGCTTGACTGGAACTGCTAATGCGGCAGGCAACCACAGTCAAATGGATGTTGTTGTTATGAAAGGCGCACACATTCCACTAACTAAGACAGGCAGGATTGATATTCATAGCGATCCGCGCGTTTTCAGATATTCAGTTGATCATTGCGAAAAGCTGCAAACAGTGCCAGATGGTTACACTGCTGCGGTAAGTAACAGTCAGGCTTATAAGGTGCTGATTAACGGCTGGACGGTTGACGTTATCGCCCACATTTTTAACTGTATGAAATAGCGCTTCGGCGCTTTGGATAATCGGAATGAAAAGAAAACCCCACAACCAAAACAAGCGACTAATCACCCAATCAATCATAGCAATGCGCAACTTGGCGTTGACTATGAAACTGTCAGAAGTAGATAAAGGCGTTGATGTAATCAACTACAAGACGTCGAAACCTGAAGCGGTAGGTCAGTCTATCGCACAGGCTTTAGACCGCACTGCGTTTAAATGGGCCATCTTATTGGTGGTTAATGCAGTCGAGCGCAACGGAAAGACTAAAACGCTGACCAAGTGGACGCGATTAGCAGCGCCGTATAAGCACAGCGCGTTGACTGAGTGGCTTCGCAAAGAGCATGGTGAAATGATCGACGACTGCAAAGGCAAGTGTAAAGTTGTTGATGCTTCATGGTGCGCCGTACCTACTCCACCAGCTTTTGTGGATGATTTGACTGAGCAGATATTGATTGATAACTTATTGGAGTTGATAAAATAGTTTGCAATAATAAAACTGTTTGCTATAATCAGCACATAGCAAGGCAATTCCGCCAGCGAAATTGGAAAGTAAAAATGAAAACATTAATTTTAGAAATCAAACAATTCTGCCGTTCTAACTATGAGAACGGATATGACTCTTGCGTTGAGTGTTGGGATAGTTCCGATTATGCAGAATGGATTGAAGGCAACAACATTGCTTCAGTGGAAGATTTCGTAAAATCTTACGCTTGCATTATAGAGCGCAGATCTGAAATTTTATCAACGGCTTTTTGAGTAATGATTCATTACCATGGCGGCCCAATCACTCCCGATCCATGCGCAATAAAGACATGGAAAGGGAGGCACGCATTTATAAGTTTTGCGGATTATCGGCAGCTAGGTTTGGCTGCTGAGATTTGTCAGAGCTTTTCACTTGATAATGGAGCTTTTAGCTTTTGGAAATCAGGAAAATCCATCGATTGGGATTCATATTTTAAGTGGGTTGATTTGTGGCGCAATCATCCAGGATTTGACTTTGCTGTAGTTCCTGACGTGATTGAAGGCTCAGAAGAAGAAAACAACAGCCTTCTTGATGATTGGCCGTTTAAAAAGCATCAAGCTGCGGCAGTTTGGCATACAAACGAATCAATTGATCGCTTAGTTATGCTGGCAAATGAATGGCCAACAGTAGCAATTGGCAGCTCTGGCGAATATGACGTATCTAAGCCGGAGCGATTAATTGATCGCATGGCTGATGTGTTGCCGCATATCTGCGATAGAAACGGAAGGCCAATATGTAAGTTGCATGGTCTGCGTATGCTTAATCCGGTTGTTTTTTCTAGACTTCCTTTGTCATCAGCAGATAGCACAAATGTAGCGCGCAATATCGGCATAGATAGCGCTTGGCGAGGAACATATCAGCCAGCTAGCAAAGAGACTAGAGCTGCCGTTTTAGTGGAAAGGATAGAGCAGTTAAATTCGGCAGACTCTATAAATTTAATAAAAAAAGTATCGTACTCAAGGTCTGAAATTCAATTGGATATGTTTTAACTTGGAGAAAGAAAATGACACCATCACAAACAGCAAAAGCGCTCGGATGCAAAAGCCTTTCACAAGTAACGCAGTTGACAGGAGTGTCACTGCAAACGCTAAGCAACTGGCACAAAGACAAGCCTGAGCTTTTTAAAGTGGTTTGCATTGGCACAGTATCAGCAAGCAAGGAGTTGATAGCATGAACACATACCGCATAGCAGCAACAACACGCGCAGGCGATTACATCGAGACCGAAATCACAGCAAGCAACATGCTAGCACTTGTGCAGCCTATGGTTTATGAACTGGCAGTTGAGCATAAGACTTGTATTGATGATATTGTTGAGCTTGATATTACGGAATTAGAATGATGCAATACGCAATCATGTATTTAATCGGCGCAGCAATGTGCAATCATTGGGCAAAGACTAGCTTTATCGGCAAGACAATTAAAGAAATGCTTATTGACGAAATGAAAATTGATGACAAAGAGCTAGACCGCTCAATGCTTGCTGATATTGGCATATTTCTAATCTGCTTGATATTGTGGCCGATTCTGCTTATGAAGATGCTGAGTAAATAGCCGCTTTATAGCGGCTTTCTTTTGCGCTATACTCAACAAATCTGCCAGCGGTGCTGGTGTTTATTGAGCGGTGCTTGATATGAGTGAGTTAGGGCGACCATCTAAATACAAACCTGAATACATCGAGCGAGCTTTAGAGTTTGTCGGCGTACAAGGCAAATCTGTGACTCAGTTCGCTTTTGAGCTTCGAGTTAGCAAGTCAACTGTCTATCTGTGGGCGCAAGAGCATCAAGATTTTTCGGACGCATTAACGCTGGCGCAAGAGTGGAGCCAAGCAGCTTGGGAAACTAAGCTAGAAGACATGATGCTTTCGAGAGAGGTTAACGCGCCACTTGTGAAGCTGTACTTTGCCAACAGATTCAAATGGACTGATAAAGCTCCGGCTGATGAAGATGAAGAAACAAAAGCACAGCCATTGGCGATCACTTTTGAAGTTAGACATGCAGCAGACAGCATAGAAATAACGAATGCTAAGCCTTAGCGCACCGCAGAATATCTTCCTTAATGGCCTGAATACCAAATATCGCGCTTACGTTGGCGGTTTTGGCTCAGGCAAGACGTTTGTTGGCTGCTTGGATTTGCTGATATTCGCAAGCCAGAACCCAAAGACAGTACAGGGTTACTTTGGCACTTCTTATCCTTCGATAAGGGATATTTTCTATCCGACATTTACCGAAGCCGCAGAAATGATGGGCTTTCGCGTTGATATTATCGAAAGCCACAAAGAAGTTCACATCTATCGCGGGCGCGTTTATTACGGGACTGTGATTTGTCGATCAATGGATAATCCTGCATCTATCGTAGGCTTTAAGATTGCGCGAGCGTTGGTTGATGAAATCGACACGCTACCAAAAAACAAAGCTACTCTTGCATGGAATAAAATAGTGGCCCGCTTGCGCTTGGTTATTCCAGGTGTCGAAAACGGAATAGGTGTTACAACTACGCCGGAAGGGTTTTTATTCGTTTACAGTAAATTTAAAGAGAATCCAACACAAAGCTACTCAATGGTGCAGGCTTCGACTTATGAGAACGCAGACTATCTACCGCCGGATTATATCGATACTCTGTTAGAGACTTATCCGGCAGGCTTAATTCAAGCCTATTTGCGCGGGCAGTTTGTTAACCTTACATCCGGCAGCGTTTACCCGTCATACAATCGGCAGCGCTGCAATTCGCACGAAGTTATACAACCGCATGATCACTTAATCATCGGCATGGATTTTAACGTCGGCAAAATGGCCGCTTGCGTATTCGTGCAGCGTCCAACAGGGATGCACCAAGTCGCAGAGATTAGCGGCGGACAAGATACGCCTTACATGATTAAGCTCATTCAAGAGCGTTGGCAATCGCAAGGTCACAAAATATCAATCTATCCTGACGCAAGCGGCAAGAACACAAGCAGCAAAGGCGCTTCTTTGTCTGATATTGGTCTGCTTGAGAATGCCAAGTTTTCAGTCATTGCGCACGATTCAAACCCAAGAGTTAAAGACAGGGTTATATCTGTTAACAAAGCCTTTGAAGAAGGGCGCTTGTGGATTAATGCCGTAGCATGTCCGGAGTCAGCAAAGTGCATCGAGCAGCAGCCATACGACAACAACGGCGAGCCTGACAAGAAAGGTGGGCTTGACCATCAATCTGACGCCTTTGGTTATCCTGTCTGCTACCTGATGCCGATTGTTAGACCAATCACAGCACCGCTAGCATGGGGCCGCAGATGATAAACCTGTCAGAGCATCAGCCGCATATTGTTGTTGCAACTGCTGAAGCTGTTCACGTTTTATGCTTAACAGATATACGCCGCATGGCTCAGGGTTTGCCTTATAACGGCGATAAAGCCATAATGCTTCAAATACTAGCTACAGCATTGAGAGATTTAATAGATGAGTCTAACCGCTGATCAACTACGCCATGAAGCAATGCTGCAACGAGTGGCGACTGGCTTGCTAAAAACTAATGTCTACCCGTCGCTTGCAGATGCTTACAAGTCGGTGCGCGAAATCCTGTTAGCTCAGGAAGAAATTAAGAGCGCAGCGCAGCTTAACCGGATAACGAAAGCTATTGGCAAGTCAGTCACAGAGATTTACTCGGCAGGCTGGCAAGAAGCAACTAAAGAGTTGCAATCGCTGGCGGTTTACGAGTCTAGCTACTATGCAGAGTTAATAGGCAAATGGAATGATGTCGAGTTGGCTACTCCAGTCAGTAAGTCAATTATTGATTATGTCAATGCGGCTTTAATGGTACTTGGCGAAGGCGAGCGCGCAAAGGTTGGCGCATGGGCTGAGTTTGTAAACACTGCGACTCAAGAATACGCACAGCAATACAATAACCTTGTGAAGATTGGCTACACTCGCGGCGCAACAGTTCAGCAAATCACTAAGTCACTCAAGACTTTCAACGAAGGGCTAGCTAAGCAACAAGCTGAAGCGTTGGCTCGCACAGGCGTCATGCACTACGCACAAAGCGCACGAGAGGCAATGGCAGTTGATAACCGCGATATAATCGACAAGCGTTACTTTCTTGCAATGCTCGACAATCGCACATCACTTGGTTGCCGCTCTTTACATGGTCGCACATGGCAGCTAGAAGATGACAGCTATGTTAGATTGCCTCGGCATTTCAGATGCAGGTCAAGTTATGTTTATCTGCTAGAAGGTCAAGACAAGCCTATTGGCATGGCTCCTGCAATCGGCTCAGGCGCTGACTATCCAACTGATGACGATAAAAAGCCGACTTACAAAGGGCGCAAAGACCTCGGCACGTTCAAGATTGAGCAAGTGCCTGCTGATATTTCACCGGACGCATGGTTGCGCCAACAGTCGAGAGAGTTCGTTATTGACTCACTCGGCAAGACTCGCGCAGAGCTGTTCTTGGATGGCGGATTGAAGATTGAAAGCATGACTGACACCTTTGGCAATCCGTTAACATTAGAGCAGTTACGCGAGCGAGACAGCAAGGCTTTTGCTAAGATTGGCATTTAGCAGTAAACTATTAAAAACGATTAGAGGCGCAACATGCAGCAGATTACATTACACACCGAAGCGGCGCTGATGTTGCCGAAGATTGAAGAAACAAGAATTGCCTTGGCTGGTGAGTTCTTTGTTAAGCAAGCTCAGTATGATTTATTGCCGCATCCGAGCGACGGCGACAAGACAACCGTTGATGCTAAGAATCGTTATGCGATTTACATTGCTAATGCTGAGTATCAAAACTATGGCGGTCAGACGTTGGCATCATTGCTTGGCAGGATGAAGATAAAAGAAGCTGATATTCAAATCCCAGAGCGGCTGAGCTACCTGCTAGAATCTGCCGATAATGACGGCACTAGCTTGACAGGCATGATTGAGCAAACAGCATCAGAGCTAATGCCTATTAAATGGCAGGTCCTTGTATCTGATTATCTTGGGCTGTCTGAAGTTGATTTGACTGATGTGTCAATCGAAGATGTTAAGCGCGCTAACCCTCGCGCCACAATCAAAGCCTACAACCGCGACAAAGTGGTTAACTGGCATTTCTCGCGCATCAATGGCGCTATGCAGTTGACGTACATAATGCTACGCGAAGATGGCACAGAGTTTGATCCGTACACAGCAACGCATGCCGATGTAGAGTCTTACCTAGTGTTAGCGCTTGACGAAGATGGCAATTACTACCAGCAAAAGATTGTTAAACGCTCAACAGGACTAGAAGAAGGCGAACGCAGTTACATGACTGTTAGCGGCTCAGCATTAACCTGGCTACCGGTTACATTTGCATCAGACGAAGAAATCAAAGCAGGCGTATTGCCTAAGCAGATGGGCTTTATCAGTCCGATTTGCGACTTGGCACTTGCTCGCTACCGCATGAGCGCTGAATATAAAGAGACTATTCGCAACTTGCCACCAACTACTTACGTTTTCGGTGCGCGCAGTAACTTTATCGAGCAATTTGAGGCAGCAAACGGGCGCAGCTACATCGAAACAGGCTCAGGCAGTCGCAACACGCTACCGGAAGGATGCACAGTTGAAGTCATTGGCTGTGAAACGTCAGTGACTCCATACGAGTCATACTTTGAGCGCAACACACAAGAAGCTCGGCAGATGGGCGCAGTGCTGCAAGGTGACGTTAAAGCCGCAACAGCTACCGAAGCAGAGATTGCAGCAGCAGAGAATAATGCTCGCTTAGTTGCTTTGGCTCAAGGCTTAGAATCTGCATATCAGAAAGCAATTTTATACTGCGGCATGTTTGAGGGGTTATGGGGCGCTGATGCCATCGAGCAAAGCATGGATCAAGTAGTAATCAGCCTTCCTCGCACATTCGCTAAGTCGAAGTTATCGGTTGAAGAAGTGCGCGTGATTATGGAATTAGTGCTTGCAGGACTCAAGCCGCGAGACTTAGCAATTCGCGAACTAGCAGAGGGCGGTTGGTCTATGGATGATGCAGAATCGGTGCTTGATGCCATCGATAGTGGCGAGAATTTGACGGTTTAGTTTAACGGGTATAAAATCACTACAGCGACGCGGTGCGTCATAACTAGAGGCGGTGCCTACAATGTTTGTTGAATCATTAGAAAAAGTGCCAGAAGATTGGCGCGATCAGTTTGTAGAAGTAGAAATAGACGGTAAGAAAGGCTATCAAGACAAAGACAGCCTAGCGCTTAAGCAGTTAGCGTTTAACGTCAAAGAAGAAAACAAGACGGTCAAAAGCCGTTTATCAGAATTTGAAAAGCAGCAAGCAGAGAAGCTGGCTGAAGCAGAGCGTAAGGCACTTGAGAAACTCAAGGCAGAAGGCAAGACGGATGAGATTATTGCCGACCTTGAACGCAGACATGGTGAGACAGCTAAAGAGTTTCAATCGCGCATTGATCGATTGACCAATAGCATCAAGACCGAAAAACGCTCTGCACTTGTAGCAGATTTAGCGAGCGAGTTAGCAACAGATTCAGGCAGTAAAGCATTTAAGCGCCTAGTTGCAGACCGTATCGACATTGACCCAGAAACGGGCAAAGTTACGTTTTTAAATGATGATGGCGGTGCCTCATCGTTAGATTTGGCAGGGTTCAAAGCGGAGTTGTTGAAAGATGATAGCTTTGCGCCACTGCTTAAAGCAGGTGTTGTCACCAAAGGCGGTGGCAACGCTCAAGGCTCAACAGGTCAAGGCGGTGCCAACAAACCTAAAGCCACACGCGGCCAATTCGAATCAATGAATCCGGCTGAGAAAATGAGTTTCATTAAATCCGGTGGCGTAGTCACCTAATAAACATTTGAGGGCTTTAAAATGGCTAACACTTTAACAAATTTGGTTCCTGACCTGTACGCAGCGCTTGACGTTGTATCACGTGAATTAGTTGGCATGATTCCGGCTGTTACGATGGATGCTCGCGTTGATCGTGCTGCTGAAGGTCAATCAGTTCGTGTGCCAGTGGTTCCGACTAACACTAGCTCAAGCATCACTCCGGCAATGGGCGTTCCTGCTGCTGCGGATCAAACTATCGATAACGTTGCAATCGTTATCAACAAAGCAAAAGCTGTTCCTTTCTCATGGGAAGGTAACGAGCAAGTTGGCTTAAACTCTGGTGTAGGTTATGGCAACATCCGAGTAAACCAAATTGCACAAGCAATGCGTACTTTGGTTAACGAAATCGAAGCAGACTTGTGCGGATTGCATAGCACTATGTCACGCGCTTACGGCACCGCTGGTACAACTCCATTTGGCACTGCTGGCGACTTCACTGACGCAACTCAGGCGCTTAAAATCCTGAAAGACAACGGCGCACCTGTACAAGATAACCAGTTAGTAGTTAACACTTCTGCTGGCGCGATCTTCTTAGGCAAGCAATCAAACTCTTCTGTAGTGTTTGAACCAAGCATCCTTAACCAAGGTGTCTTCCAAACGCTTTCAGGTATGGCTGTTCGTGAGTCTGGTCAAGTTGTTAGCTTCACCAAAGGTACTGGCGCAAGCTACTTAGTAAACAACGGCGCTGGTTATGCTGTTGGTGCGACTTCGATTGCTGTTGATACTGGCACTGGCACTGTATTAGCTGGCGACATCGTTACATTCGCAGGCGATACAAACCAGTATGTTGTTGCAACTGCTTTATCTGGCGGAACTTTGGTATTGGCTGCTCCAGGCTTACGCAAAGCATTAGCTGACAATGCAGCAATGACCGTAGTTAACAGCTCAGCTCGTAACTTAGCGTTCAACCGCTCTGCAATCGTGTTGGCAACTCGTATGCCGCAACGTCCGCAAGAAGGCGATATGGCGATTGATGTAATGACCATTCAAGATCCACGCTCAGGCTTGGCTTTTGAAGTGTCAATCTACCCAGGCTACCGCAAAATCCGTTACGAAATTGCGCTTGCTTGGGGTGTTAAAAACATTAAGCCAGAACACACAGCGTTACTGTTGGGTTAATAGCCAACAAAATAAAGAGGCGGCTTCGGTCGCCTTTTTTATTGCGCAATTCAAAGCGTTGCGCTAATCTAAACCTATTCCTCAGCTTGGCAACAATGGCCGATGCAGAGTTACAGACTAGATTGGCCTTCCTCCAATCGCCTTAGCTTCTCTGTTGAAATTGTTGAAGGCAGGTTCTTTCCGTCCACATAGTACGGTTTCTACCTTTCCGCTTTAGCTGCTAAGTGCCGACATCGCAGCAAACAGACCAGCCTTGTGCTGGTTTGTTTTTCTAGTTGACAGATGGCGCGTATATGGTACATTTAGGATTCGATTAACTAATGAGGTTGGAAAAATGAATAAGCAGGAATTGATTGATAAGGCGGTGCATGAAAGTAATGGCCTTTGGCCAATGATTAGACCAGAAGATGAATACGCTGGCCTATACGATGATGGAGTAAGTGTTTTATGTCATTGCGGCTCAGGTAAAAAGCATTACACAGGTTGGAACGTTTACAAATACGAGTTTGAACAACGCGCCCGCGAACTAGGTTACATTAATGGATATAGATACGGCGTTGAATATCCGACTAATGGCAAGAAGCCTGATTTACCTGAGGATGCCAGTGTGCAAGTAAGAAACGATGTTTACGCATTTTGGACTTGTGGTCAGGTTGGTGGATTGAGCTGGTCAAATGTATTTAAATTCAAAATAACCGACCAACGCTACAAACCAGCAGACACAAGCTATTTGGATTCTGTAAGTGAAATTACGATAAGTAGTTGCCAATATATCGGAGGCGGCTCTGGTGGTTTTGGCTTTGTAAGTGAAATTCCAGAAAGTAAGTCAAATGCTGAAAATGTAAGTGATTGGTACGATTACGAAGCGCAACAGGCTATTTCTTTGCCACCTGTTGGCACTAAATGTCAGGTTTGGATTGATGAGGTATTTGTTGATTGCACAGTTATTCATCACGCCAACAACTCTGTGCAAGATGTTGCAGCATTTAAGGCATCACAATTTGAATACTGTGATGTTGGTCGTCTAGGCTGGTCAGTTGACTTTCGTCCACTAGACCACAATCGCAAGGCCGAAGCAGAGAAAAAGCGAGTTGTTGATGCTGCTTATGATGAAGCAATAAAAGCTGGTTGTGTTGACTTCGGTCAGTGGCTTAGTGTTATATACGACGCAGGCTTCTTGCGTATGCCTGCTGAATAAATGCTATACTAAATCGCCGGAGCTTCTCATGGATGAGTCGCGGCGATAACTTAACTTATTAAGGGGTAAGCAATGCCAAAGCAAGGTACGCCAGTGAAAGACAAGCCAGTTAACTCAAACGGCAAGAAGCCAGCTAAAAAATGAGTAACGAAGCAGCTTTAATTGTCATTGCGGCAATATGGCTTTTTAGTGGCAGAGGGTTAAACCTCTGCTTTCTAATTATTGCCTATTACTTAACCTTCCTGATCGCAACTCCGTACAATATTACCAGCCTTGTGCAAGCTGATGCAGAAACAACATACGGCACTTATGCCATCCAATGCAGTATAGATAGCTTGATGCTTGTCTCTATCATATATTTATCAACTTTCCATCACAATTTCACAAGGATTTATTTCGCTTATGGCGCTATCATTGGGACTAGCTTGTTGTTAAACGGCGCTATGCTGTTAGACCAATTAGCAAATTTATCAATGATTTATAAAGCGCACGCTATACGTCAAGAGTTTTCGATACCTTTAGACGTGCTGTTTGCGGTGCTAGGGAGTGCAGCCGTTGAACGAACACATATTAATAGTCGTTTGCGTACTGGTAACAGTTCAAACTATAATCGCTTTAATAGTGATTCTAAATTTATGTAAGGCCATGAAACATGAGCGACGAACTGATAAACCTGCGGCAGAAAGTAGACCAGCACGAACGCGAGATTATCGCGATTCAAACCTCGACGCGTGAAATGATTGACGGGCAAAAGTCTTCGACTAAAGCCATTCAAGAATTAGTGGCAACGCTGGAGAGATACATGGTCAAGCATGATCACGTTGCAGCCCAATCAACTGAGCTGACGAAAGACGTCAGAGCTTTACGCGAGCAAGCCGCAGCTAATCAGCCAATGATTGATAGCATCAGAAACTTCGGCGGCAAGATTAGCTGGCTGCTGGTTTCCACTTTACTAAGTCCGGCAGCTATCGCTGCTTTATTCGCTTTCGGTGGCAAATAATGCCTATCATCAGCTTGCCATTAATCAAAGGACAATCAGTTGATCAATCGGCGGACTATCGCGACTTTCTGCCAATCAACATGATGCCAATCAACGCGCAAGCACCGAATGCGCAAGGTTACTTCATCAATCATCCTGGCACCGAGCAAATCCAAGATACAGGCTTAAACCGCAGCAATGGCGCAATATTCAATGTAGTTGATAACGCCATGTATCGAGTCATTGGCAACAAGCTGCATAGAAACGGCGTAGAAGTCGCAACGCTGCCAGAAGACGCTCGCGTATCAATGGCTTACTCTAGCTTAACTACGGCATTCACAGGCGCTGATGGCAATGGCTACTACTGGACAGGTTCAGAGCTGAAGCAGTTTAAAAACTGGCAAGTTGGAGAGAATCCAAGCGGACCGACTAGCTATGACTTGAGCGGCATTATTGACGTTACTAGAAATAAAGGCCGTTACATCTGGTTAGCTCCGCCAGGCTTTATTGTCACAGACCTATTAAACGAGCAGCGCCCAGATTACATTGCTCCTATTTACTCTGCTGAGTCTGATGTTGACGACAACGTTGCTATCACAACTTGGCATGATTACGTTGTTGTCATTGGTCGAAACTCTACAGAGTTTTTTAGACTTACTGGCGACAGCTCTGAAATTTATGTAAGCCAGCAATCACTGGTTGTTCCTTTTGGCTGTATTGCTACGCAGGCTAAATGCCTTTTTGCTGACATGATTGCCCTGCTTGGCTCTGGTCGAAACATGCCGCCAAGTATTAACGTCATAACTGCAAACGGCGGTCAGAAGCTATCAACGCCAGAAGTTGATAAGGTGCTTCAGCAATATTCCGACGAAGAATTACAAAAGACTGTTTTAGAGTCGGCAACTTGGAAAGGCGAGCCAATTCTTTATGTTCACTTGCCGACAGAAACGATTGCTTATCTTGCCAATGCGCAAACTTGGATCAAGCTGCAAACAGGCTTGGCTGGCGGTCGGTGGACTCCAATCGATGTGAGATATAATCCGCTAACAGGTGACACTGAGTGCGGAGATAAAGCAACAGGCGTTATTGGTCGATATATTTCGGAGATTGCGCAATATGGTCGGATGCAAGAGGCGTATTTACAGACGCCAATCGTTAAGACGGGCAAGGCTTTTCTCTTTGACCTGTCGCTTGATACAGTCTCGGGCTTTAGTGACTCAACCGTTGTATTGAGCATTTCAGCAACTGAAAACGGCTACACGTACAGCGGCGAGCATACGCTGCCAATCTCAACTCCGGCAGGCTACAACAAAGTGCCTGTGATGCCTCGCGTTGGCGGAGTTAGAGATAAGGTCGGCTTTAAGCTCCGAATGACTACGCACGCATCGGTTAACATTTCAGGCTTAACAGTGAGGGCTGAGAATGGCTGATTCATCGCTTAAGGCTCCGCTATCAAGTAATCAAGAGCAGATCCGGCGCGAACTGTTGCCGCGTGAATGGTCGGCGGCTTTAGTGTTGGATTACCTATCAAAGTCTGAATATGGCGGCGAGCTAACCAATCGAGTGCTGTCTATTGGCTCAGCAACCTACGACTTGCAGGTAACGCTTGAGGGTGTTGTTATTGATTTAGATTTAGCAGAGCAGGCATTGCTCGACCATATCAATTCCAACTCAGCACATGGCGTTACGGGCTTTAATGTTGGCAGTGAAAACTATTGCTCTGCAACTACGGGCGGTGTTGTTTTATTGGCTGATGCTGTAACGGATGTTCCTGACTCGACTGTCAATATTTTGACGGCTGATGTTGGCGCAGCAGGTGCGACTTATTCGCAAGCATACGCGCAACAACAAACTGACCTAATTAATGAGTTGAAAGCAGCAGTAAACCAGCTAGCAACTGATTTAAACGCCAGTATCGAGGCAGGTAACGACGCTTTAGGTTCTGAGCGCACAGCCAAACAGAGGGCGCTATGATTAAGCCAGAGCAAGAGCAGGCGCTTAGGATTGCGCTAGGTAAAATCTACCAAGGCAATCAAGATGCAATCGAGCTTTCTGCAATGCTGTTTGGAGTCGCGCAAGTTTGGGATGATGTTGTTGACGGCGATTTAGTAACGGTCAAGAATGCCAACTCTGCTTTTGTCGCTGCGCTTGTCGGCATTCCAACAAACCGAATTGCACAAGCCATGCCTGAATTGCCTTATCACATTTATAACGTCTTTTTACGTTGGCGAGATGCAACGAATATCGAAAACAATAAACCAAGCAAGTCAGATTTGCACAAATGCTATATGCTTCGGGCTGGTTTATACGATATTTTTG